GAGCAGCGGCCGCATTCGCCGCGATAAATACGGCATCGCCTACCGCAGTGGAACCAAGCTTAGTCCGCGCATTCGCCGCTGTAACCGCCTCAAGCGCGGTCCCCGCCGCATTAACGAAAATCGGGAGGCTCGCGACCGCTAGGCTCGGCATCTTGTCGAACCCGGCCTCAATTAAAGCGATCTCGTTTCTTATGACGCTAGAGTCACCAAACGCGCCGGTTGAAGGCACGCCGCTCTTGGTGAAAAATGAATTTGCCAAGGTTAAATTACCTCATGTTCCTTCGTGGAGAAAAATGCAGGAAGCTCCCGGAGAGAGTAAACGGGTAAATAAAATCTGAACTCCCACTTACCAAAAGCGCTATGTTTTCGGCAGTACCCGAAAGATCGAGCTCAGACGGCGACAAGCTCTTGCCGTCCCAGATAAAAGCGTCCCAGACGAATGAGTCCCAGAACGCCGGATTGAAATCGGTTACAAGCGTCAATGCATTCGGCTGAAAAATCTCCGGCGACGCATAACCGAGAATATAGCTTGCATCAAACTCCGCGTAGGTCGTACCCTGGACTTCAAACGCCGCTTGCCGATACCGCTTCCTTGTTCGCGGTGACTTGCTGTGATTGAAGGCTAATTTAAACCTATGACTTATAGGCTCGCCGTCAAAAGACGAACCAACGTCCATCCGGTAAACGAACCCATCGCTCGACCCGAAGAAAGTCCGCTCCGACCCGTCCGAAAATTCTCCGCGCCAGCAACACCGCACCGGATTCAAGAATTGCTGCGGCATCATCCCAATCACGCCTTTCGGGCCGATGGTGACGTACAGCGCGTTGTTGTTGGAGAAAAACAAGCGGTACTGGCTTAGCTCGCGATTGGTGATTGACGCGGCAACAAGCCCCTTATTCGCGGTGATATACGGCTGGATGTGGTAAGAGATGGTCGAGCTCGTGAAGTTACCGTAGGCGAACGTGGCGCCAAGATTCAAGATTCCGATGTCATCTAATGCATACGTCGATCCGATGCGCTGCACCGTATAAGCCAAGGCCCCGCCGTCTGGGTTTACCGTGATCAAATTCCAGTTAGCGACCCCGGTGCCATAGAGTACATACGAAATATTGCGGTCAGCGATATACAGCGCCGCCTCGGTCGCCGATCCGGTCTCCGGCGAGAAGCCGGTGACGTTATCGCCGGTTGCGATTTCAGACGCGCCTAAGATCACGCTCCAGACATAAGGCGTGCCCGGCGCGCTATGCTGAACCGAAGCCCCGAAAGCGAAGAATAGCTGCTTCTTATGGACCGTGACGAAATTCGGCTTATCAATCGTCATGCCGGTCGAGATCGGTACAAACACCGTACCGTCCCACTCGAAGCCGCGGTCTACTCCGTTACAGGCGTATACCCGCTTGGTCGCCAATGCGCCGCCGAAGTTGGATATCTCGTGCTCGTAGCGCCCGCCCGGGGACAACGTAATCTGCGTCTGGATCCCGGAGAGGGTCAGCGCCCCGCCGCCGGTCGATGTGGCGGCGCCGGCGCCGAAGTTACCACCGGCGCGCGCGGTGACGATGAGCCGCCCTACGATATTCGGCGAGACACCGGATGTCGCTACTACCCGCTGAATCGTGGCGGTCACAGCACCCTGTGTCAGCACATCGCCATCGTTGACGCTCGAATTACCGGCGGTGAAGCTCAATTCTTCCGGCAATGTAATCGCGCTCCATCCTGAGCTGGTGGATTTGAACATGACCCCAGCGGTTCCACCCGCCTTGTTGCGGAAGACATAGCTCACGTCTTGGAACGTAAAGCCGCCGATGATATCGCCGAATCCGGGTACGGCTAGAATCAGCGCGCGGTATACATCAGCGGCAAGATTGAGATACTCGGCGTTCAGTTTTACCGTCAAGGCCCCGCCGGCATAGAGCAGGGCAGTTGAGGTTGCTATCGTAACCGCGGCGATCTGTAGCGATTCGACGGCGACAAACGTGCCGGTCTTTTTGGTAACAATAAATCCATTGATGTTGTTCGTCAGGATAACTGCTGTCGCGCCAGACGTGAGTCCAGTGATCGTGTTTCCCACCACCCATGCGCCCGTAATTGTTGCAGGTAATGTGTAATACACCGCGTCGTGCGGCTCCAGGCGTCCGTCAAACCGTTCGTAACGTACCCCTTGCCGGTAGCCCCCGCTTACAACGGCCTCCCAATTTACGCTGTCTTGCACGAAGCCAGGCGGCAGCGTCAGCGGCGGCGACATAAGATCAAGCCCGCCTCGAAACGCAAAGTAGTCGGGTTTCGTGGTAGTAGCCGGTAGCGCCTTCACACTAATGGCCCGGCCATAACGATAGGGGGAAGCTGATTAAGTTTCAGCGCGCTATAAATCTGCCGATGTTCCTCTTGCGCATGGGTATACAGGCTTCCAGCTTCTTCATGCCCGGCATAAAGCATAAGCGCCTTCCAAACAATGGTTAAATGAAACTGCGCCGGCATCAACGGAATATCGCCATCCACCGCCATCTTTTTCGGAGATCGGTAGTAATCGCCGGAAAAGGTGTAAATCAGATTCGGCTTTGGCCCGAGCCCGATCTTATCGTCCGGCAATATCGTTGCGTATTGCGGACGGTTGGCAACCTGGGTCCCCATGCGATAGTAGAGTCGCCACGATTCGTAGGGCATATAAGGGACTTCGCCCTCATCGGCGACTGAAACTTGGAAAATCTTGAAAGAGTCACGGACCCAACTGCCGAAATTGACAATGGCGGTTGTCAACGTGGTATCGGTGCAAGCGGAGAAGACATAGGCGTCTTGATTAACTACGGTCTGTACCGTGAACCCGAATCTTAAAAACTTCCAGATCGCGTGGCTATTTTGAATCGACTCATAAGCACTATTGACCCATTCAATAATGCGCTGTAACTCTCCGGTCTGGCCCACGACTGTCGTCGGCGCGGGTGTGGCATGACTAACGCCCGCTTCTGCGGCAGTTCTTTTGCAGAGTTCGAGAAATGTCATCCTAACCTTCGGCCATAATCTGCGCTTGCCACTCCTTGCTGATCGGATTCTTATCTTCGAGGATGGTCAGCGGATAGAGCATCGCCGAGGTCTTCTTGATCGTGGTAGTTCTAAATCCGTCATCGTCTCTGGACTCCGGCGTAGCGATACTCACCGGCTTCGCGCGTAACAACTGCTCCACGAACTTGCGCGGCAACGTATAGGGGACGCCGCGGAACAGCCATTTGTTCTGGCCGTTGTTGCCAACCTGAACATACCGGGACTGATTTACGTCTGAGGTCTCATGGATCATGAAAGTCACGGGCTCCTCCGCGAACGCGAGCAGCTTGGCGTGGCTCTTGAAGCCAAGGCCATCGGTCGCTTTTTCTATAAGTGTCGGTTCCGGGGATACCGGACCAGTAGTCGGGAACACAACGTCCTTTGGTTTGTGAATGTTCATTTCTGCCGGTTCAGAACTGCGTTTTAGTCTTGGTTTTGCCATTAGAAATACTCCTAAAAAGTTGATAAAATATAGAGATGAAATCTTCTCGTCCGCTCACGCAAGAACGTCTCAAGGAATTACTGCGCTATGACCCGGAAACCGGGGATTTTACTTGGCTCGTTCGAAGAGCCGGTATTCGTTCTGATAAGATTGCCGGGTGCCTCCATAAAAAAACCGGATACATGCAAGTCTGCGTTTGTGGTGTTCTTTACCAAACCCACCGCCTTGCATGGTTTTACATGACGGGCGTGTGGCCAGAATTTGAGATCGACCACAAGAACACCATCAAGAGCGATAACCATTGGAAGAATCTGCGCGATAAGACGCACGCATTCAATATGCAAAACCAACGCAAAGCGCAGAGTAACAGTAAGACTGGCGTTCAAGGCGTAAGCCCTAATCGCAAAGGCTTCCGGGCACGGATCGGACTCGGTAAAAAGAATCACCACCTCGGCACCTTCCCCACTCAGAAGGAAGCCTCTGCGGTTTATCTCGCCGCCAAACGCAAGTTACATCCGGGTTGTACGATCTAAAGAAAAGGCCACCGTTTTAGGTGGCCTCTGTTGATATGTCCTTACGGGTTAAGCGATCCTTTCCAATTCATTCAGTAATTCGTGAATCGCATCGACGCCGATATGCGTGTACTCGGCTTGCGCCTGCAACTTGCCGAGAACACCGACTGCTGGAGGCTCAGGCCCAGTCCCAGTGGATTCAGCGCGCGGCCCTTTTAAACGGTCACGCATCTTCTTCATGCGTTCTACCGCGCTCATGACCATGTTGGTAATCTCCGACGCCCGGCTCTCCAAGGCCTCAAGCTCTGTTAATTGAGCTGGTTCCTGTGCCATCAGGGGACGGAGACTTTTTGCTGGTTGCTGATTTTCCATATTGTTTTCCTCATCTAAAGTTCAAATTGAATTAGCCGGTAGTGAAAGTCATCCTGTAATCGCCTTAGTCGCCCACATGACTGCTTCCTCGACTTTGGTCTTGGCCAACGAGATCTCGCGCGAGTTGCCGAGAGTGCCGGCGAACTCATGAAATGCGAGGCCAATGTCCTTAATCTTGGCCATATTTGCTTTATCGACATCAGATAAAGCCTTGTACTGGTGACGCATAACATTGCTTTCAGAAGCCATCTTGGTTCTCCTGTTAAAAAGAAAGGCCGCCACGATGGCGGCCTTCATTACTTCGATAAATTGCGTCTTAGGTTATTTCGGTTAGCCGTAGGCCATCCACTGACACGTCTTAGACGCCAAGATCAAGGCCAAGGTCGCGTTCTGCAGCACCGAAAACCCGCGGTTGTCCGCGTTGATCGTGATGCCGCCGTTACCACCAGTGACTTCCAGCGTGCGCGTGCCGGCCGCCACCGTCTTGATACAACTGTTAGCGGCCATGCCCTCGTACCACTCACCCTTAATGCGGTCGGTGACGTTTTCCCACACGATATAGCGCGGGAGGAAGCCACATGTCACCGATACCGAATCGGCGGCGACAATGGCGGTGGCATCGAAAACGTCCTTGCCGACATGTTGCGCGGGGGAGTCTTGTTTCTGGGATTGCGTAATGGTTTGTCCTGCAACGTTAATAGCCATTTAAGTTACTCCTGTTAAAAGTGATTGTGGTTTTAGGCAGGTTCTAGCATCGCCGAAATATTCAGCCCAGCGATGCCGGTCACGGTGCCCGAAAACAGAACACCTAGCCGATCACTAGGCGCCAGCTTGAGCGTATCCAGGTTGCCGATCAGCGTTCCAGATACAACCGTGTTGGCAGCACCAGTGAGCGCAACCGTGCCGGTTAGCAACGCGGTTCCGCTCCCAGGCGCGCCTGTGCCGGTATCCTTCGTGATCGTGAAGGCGAAGGCGGCACCGCCGGCGGTCGTGAACGATGCGTTAACGCCTTTAAACCGCATAGCGCGTGTCGCATTGAACATGGTCCGCGTTACCGCGTCCGCAGCGGCGATGGCATTCAATGCCGCAGAAATTAACTGCGTGCTGCCGGCGATTTCAAACAAAACGCCGGCCATCAGGCTTAAGCGTTTCGTAATCTGCAGCTCCATCATTCGTTTCCAAAGAATCATGACAATTCTCCTATAATTTGTAAGTTGTGGAGAAAGGAAGAGGCGAGCGGATGCCCGCCTCTACGTTGCTAGACTTACGCTAAGCTCGGGGTGCCTGCTTCAACCAAAGCAGCGCGGCCCTGGTTAAGCATGACCGACGCGGCATAGGTCTTCGCGCCGATATAGCCACGCTGCCCGCCCGGGTCCGCCTTATCGCGCTGGGAGGGCGGCAACCACCAGGCGTCAAGCGCATCTTTACCGCGCAGCCCGATCTTGCCCCATGCGTCCTCGCCGGTAACGATAACGGGGTAAACGTCGATCAAAGTGCCGGTGGTCGAAAACAATCCGGTCGTACCGACTGCGGCGCCGGAATCGGCATAACCCGCCAGCTCGGGGGAAAGGATGAACCGAAACC